TTCCAGAGGAGAGGTTGGCATGAGCGGCGCATTGCCCCCTGAGATGCCGGTACCAGGCGGCCCGCCACCCTTGCCGCCAATTCCAGGGTTGCTCCATCCAACCTCTATTCGGCCGATAGGCTCGACACTTAATTCTGACCAAGTACTCGGGTTCCTGCTGAAGCAGCGCGAGACCGAGCCCAAGGATAGCGACCTGGGGTTGCCTCCGGGCATAGGACAATACGCTGCCGGGCTTAGGCCAGTTCCTCGACCAGAGGGCGTCGAGTGGCAGCAGGAAATCCGATTTGAGCGCCTCGGCAAGACCGACAGCCAGATCGAGATGGTGGCACGGCGCTACCTGAAGGACGCGCAGGACTACAACAACAGTCTGAGCGCGTTGCGGGTCGAGGCGTCGGAGTACTACAACGGCGGGAAGGTCGGCGGCGAGCAGGAGGGCCGCTCCAAGATCGTTATGACCACGGTGCGCGACACCATCCGCAGCATGCTGCCGAGCCTGCTGCGCGTGTTCACCGCGGTCGAGGATCCAGTATCGTTCGAGCCCGCCAGCAACGAGATATTGGGCAACGATCAGCTTGCGACGATGCTGTCGCGCCAGGCCACGGATTACTGCCGCTGGAGCCTGTTCACGGCGAACAAAGGCTGGCAGATCCTGCATGATGTGCTGCTCGATGCGCTGACCAGAAAGGCTGGCTGGGTGCGCTGGCACTGGGGCGCCAGGAAGCAGATCAGGATCGAGGTGTGCGAGGGGCTGCTGGCCCCGCAGCTACAACTGCTGCTGAGCGAGCCTGGCATACAGGCGCAGCGCATCGTGCGGCGGCCGATGACGCAGGCCGAAATGCAGGCCATTCAGAAGACGCCGGAAGGGCAGCTGTATCTGAGCCAGGGCGGGCCGCCGGAGTATTGGGCGGTCACCATCACGCGCAGCGCACAGCAGGCCTGGCCGATAGTCGAGGTGGTGCCGCCGGAATGCGTCTGGGTCGAGGCGAATGCCACCACGGTGCAGGACGCCCGCGGGATTTTCCAGGTGCGCAATGTGTCGGTGTCCGACCTCATCGAGATGGGCTTGCCGGAAGACAAGGTATGGCAGGCCGGATCCAGCGGCCTGGCCTCGCAGCAGCGCCTTGAGGCGATTGCCCGCAATCAGTGGCGCGGCCAGAACCTGCGCACCGATCCGCCGTCCGACCGCGCCATGCGCCTGGTGCGCTATGTCGAGGGGTGGATCAAGACAGATGCCGACAACGACCACCGCGCGGAGCTGCTACATGTGCATATGCTGGGCGAGTCCGCGAAGCTGATCCAGTGGGAGCGGTCCGACGAGGTGCCGCTGGCCTGCTTCACGCCGTATCGCGAGCCGAGCCAGCTGATCGGCAACAGCGTGGCCGACATGGTGATGGATTTGCAGCGGGTTGAAAGCCGCGTGATGCGCGCGGTGCTGGACAGCCTGAGCCAGGCGATGTTCCCGCGCACCGTCATGGTGCTGGGCCAGGTCAATCAGGCGGACGTGCGGCAGACCGCGATCGGCTCGATTATTCGGGTAGCCCAGCAGGGCGCGGTCACGGAGTTGACCAAGCCGTTTGCCGGCAAAGAGGCGCTGCCGGTGATGGAGGTGCTGGAGGCGATCCGCGAGAGCCGTACCGGGATCACCCGGGCTTCCCAGGGCCTGACGGTGGACGAGCTGCAATCGACCGCGCCGATCGCGGTAAGCCAGCAGTCCAGTGCGGCACAGGACCGGCTGGACATGGTGGCGCGCACCTTGGCCGAGACCGGGCTCGCGCCACTCTACACCGGGCTGCTGAAGATGATGGCGCGGCAGCAGGACCGGCCGAATGTCATTCGCATTCGCGGGCAGTGGATCAGCATTGATCCGCGGGCGCTGGCGACGATGTGGGAGACCTCGGTGAATGTCGGCGGCAAGGGCATGCCGATGGAGCGGCTGGCGATGCTGGCGCAGATCGCGCAGAAGCAGGAGCAGATCATTCAGATGGGCGGGTTGGACAACCCGCTATGCGGCATTCCCGAATATCGCAACACCTTGGCGCGCATGCTGGAGACGGTCTCCATTGCGGACGTGTCGAGCTACTTCAAGGCGCTGCCGCCTGGGTTTGCCCCGCCGCCGGCGCAGCCGCCGCCGAACACCGATCTGGTGCTGGCGCAGGTGCAGGGACAGAAGACCGCGGCGGATATCGAGAACGACCGGGCGAAGGCGCAGACCGATCGGGCGCGGCTGCTGGTGGAGGACGACCGGGAGCGCGATAAGGCGGCGCTCGATGCGTGGAGCAAGACGTGGGTGGCGGCCGCGCAATTTGGCACGTCGGTGCCGAGCCTCGACCAGTTCAAGGCGGCGATGAAAAGCACTGTGCCGGCGGTGCCATTGCTGGGCAGCGTGCCACCGCCGATGTCAAGCGAGCCGCCGGCGACCGGGCAGCCAAGCCAGCCGCCACAGCAAGCGAGGCCGCCGCTGCCGATGATGCCGCCGCCGGGCGCGCGCCCGCCTATGCAGCCGGCGCCAGCGCCGCGGCCGCTGCCCGCCCCTGGCGGCGGGGCGCCTGATCCGGCCACCGTGCTGGCGCAGCGCCAGGCGCTGATGGGGCGCGGGCCGCCGTCGGCCTACGGGCAGCTGGCTAACCGCGCGATGGTGAGCCCGCTCTTTGGCCCAGGCGGGCCGCCGCCGTCACAAGGGGCGCAAAATGCCGGCTAGGAAGCGCAAAAAAACCGAGCGGCAGGCAGAAACCCAGGATTGGCTGGTGTTAAATGCTGCGATGATGCTGCTGATGGCGTCCGTCGATTATGACGCAAATCGCGTGCTCGCCATGCTAGGCACCATGGTCGAGACGGCATTGGAAGAGTTGGAGGACAAAGATATTGGCCATGCACGGGCGCTCCTCTTCCTGGACACATTAGCGGAAAAGTTTGGCATCGACGATGAAGAGCCAAAAACAGCAGACGGTGGTGGTGCAACATCACCTGCACAGCACTGAATGCGCCGCCCAATGGATGACGCCGAGGAGTTGGCTGAGCAGCTAAACGCTATCATCCACGACATCGGCCCGGAGGAACGGCCGCTGCAAACCGGGCTGCGGCCACTCACCGAGGAGCAGCGGGAGCGGATTATTACGCTGGTTCTCGCGAAGAAATGGCGGAAGCTGCGTAAATTCGCCAAACGGCTGGAGGTGCTGCGCCAGCCGCTCAATCCTGCATCGCAGGTTTTACATGAATGGCTCGTCCAAGAGTTGAATGCCAATGCCGCTGACGACTGAACAGCGGATTGCCGCGCACCGGGCCGCCCGGCTGCTCGCCGACGATGTGTGGGTCGAGACGCTGAAGGCATTGGTGGACGACGCCAAGGAGCGCGCGGTGAGCGGCGTGACAGAGGTCGACCGGGACACCGCGCGGCATCAGGTGATCGCGCTGCGCTGGATCCACGCCACGCTGGAATTGACCGCCGACGCGATCAATCAGGAGCACGCCGCCGAAGTACAAGCCAAGGCGTTCGAGTAACCCGAGAGCAAGTGCCATGTCTGACAGCACCACCGCCGCCCCGGCCGCCGCCCCGGCCGCCGATACCGCGCCACCCGCTGCGCCACGGACCGACCTCTCGGTGAGCGATGCGGCGCGCCTGCTCAGCCAGCAGCGCCGCCAGGCCACCGGCGAGGCGCCCGCCGAGGGCCGTACTACAGCACCGTCACCGCGCCCCCCAGCCGCGGCAGGGCGCCCCACAGAGGCCGCCGCACCCCCCCCGGCGCCCGAGGACGGCCTTACCGCCCTGGAGCGCGCGCTCGGCGTGTCCGGCGAGGCGCCGGCGCCGGCCGAGGCCGCCACCATCGAACTCGAAGGCCAGCGCTACTCGCCAGCCCAGCTGCGCGAGTACATCTCCAAGGCGACCGACTACACGCAGAAGACCCAGGACTTGGCCAACCGGCAGCGTGCGCTGGCCGAGCAGGCCAACGCGCTGGCCCAGGTGCTGCCCTACATTCAGCCGGAACTCGCCAGGCTCGGCGAGATCCTCCAAGGGGCCCGGCTGCCGGATCCCGCCTTGGCACAGACCGATCCCACCCGCTACGTCCAGGAACGCGCGGCCTACGATGCCGCCGTGGCCGAGCAGCAGCGGCTCGGCCAACTCACCGCGCTGCAGGCCGACGCGCACAACCGCGCCATGGAACAGCAGGTGGCGCAGGCCAATGAGGCGCTGGCCAAGGAATTCCCGTTCTGGGCCGATGAGAAGGACCGTCTGGCGGCGCAGCAGCAGATCGTGGCGTGGGCCACCGACAAGGGCGGCTATCAGCGCGATGAGTTGCGCGGGCTCACCGACGCGCGGCATTTGAAGACGATGATGAAGGCGATGATGTTCGACCGGTGGGTGAGTGGCACAAAGACCGCGGCGCCCGCGCCGCAGATAGCGGCCCCGGTGCGCGGGGCCCGCCCGCCGCCGCTGCCGGCGGCCCGCATGCAGCAGGCCGAGCAGAACTTTGACACGGCGCCAACCATCCGCAACGCCACCGCCCTGCTCGGTGCCCGCCGCGGCAATGGCCTCGCCAGGTAAGGGCCTTCACAAGCACCAGCCCGCTTTTGTAGATACTGCCGGCCGCCTGACGGAGTGCGAGGAGCACCAACCGCCGCGCGGGACGTGCCGCGCACATGGCTGACCGCAGGCCCTTGGGAGTGCAGCGCACCAACCCAGGGACACCGCCGCCACTCCATTGCGAACCAATCGGTTCACCGGCAGGCGCCCCATGACGCGCCTGCCATGCAATGGAGATGGCTATGGCAGTCGGCGCACAGGGCGCAGCCCCCGCTGGTACGTATATCGAAACCGCGGCGATCGGCGTGAAGGAAGACCTCGCCGACATCATCCGCCGCATCGACCCGGACGAAACACCGCTCTACACCGAGGCACAGGTCGTCGAGGCGTCGCAGGTGCTGCACGAGT